GACGAAATATTTAAGATGGAGTTCATGAGTTTTTTCAGTTATCTCATCTTCGAGTTTGCCCTGCACGGAGCGTTTGCCATGATTGGTAAATGCGTTGTAGGTTTTGTTGTGGTTTGGTTGTTGTGGAAGACTATTAAAGTCTTCAAAGATATTGTAGTGAGTGTGTTTTGGGCACTAACCTGGGGTATTCGTTACTTCTACGCTCGTAGGCGCCTTCGTAAGCAGAAGGCAGCACTGGACGAGATCGAGGCTGTTGAGAACGGCACTGATTCTCGTGAAGGTTGCTGTTCATGTGGAAAGAGGGGGGTTCCTGAGAGAATGGTAGATGGTAGCGATCTCAGGGATTGGTCCCAGCCAGACTTTCAGTGCAGTATTTTTACGGTATCCTCTATGGGAAACCCAATTCGTATGGGTGAAGCATTTAGGGTAGTCCTCAAGCAGACCCATGGCAAGGGTCTTAAATCGGCGAATGTGTTGGTTACCGCCGCTCATGTTATACAGAATGCGGTTGGTGGTCGACTTTTGTTGGTTAAGACTATGCGTAACAATGGCAAGGAGGAGCGTAGGACGTTAGATGTTGATTTCGCAAAGTTTAAAATATCGGATACTGAAGATCTGGCCTTTTACGAGTTTAGGGATGAGGAAATAGCTAAATTCCCGCTCAAGGGGGCCAGATTGACGGAAATAACGCTGAATACTCAGCAAATAGCAAATGTTGGAGGAGCTGCCAAAGGTAGTTTGGGCACTGTTAAGCCTTTCGACCATGCTTTTGGCATGGTAGAGTTTGACGGTAGTACTGTTAGAGGCACGAGTGGTGCCCCTTACTACTTGAATAATAATGTATATGGGGTGCATGTGGGTTGTACTTCAAATAATGTTGGTTATTCTGCACCTTATGTCCTTTCGATCGCTAGGGATATTATTTTTGGGACTCGGGAAGGTACCGAGGACTATTTAATAGACCAGTGTATTAAGAAGGGGCGTAAGTTTAGGTGTAAGGCAGCTGGTTACAGCGATTTGTGGTTTGTTGAGGTTGGCGGCCGTATTTTTAACGCGGATGAAGATCTGATAGATCGTCTGTTGGATGAAGGAAAAGGTAGGAACGTGGTGAATGAACCACTGTATGTTCCTGAAAATGTTGACATGGCGCCTAGGGAGGTGGAAGATCCTCCTCAGGGCTTTGCTGGTTATACGGATTCGGGAAACTTCCTAGGGGCCGAGGCGACTGTGGTTGTCTCGGCCCCTGGACGCTCTGGGGAGAGCCTGAAGGTTCAACCCAAAGCCCCGAAGAAGGACAGTGTTCAGGCCCCAAGTATCCTGACTGTGAGCCAGACCCTAAAGTCTGGATCCCAAGAAATTGGCCAACAGAAGATTACGGAAAACCAAGAATTGACTCCTGCGCAGCCCGAACAAGTTTCGGAGAGCATATTAAAATCTTTGAAGCGGCGTATAAACGAACTGAGCGACTTAGAGCTCGAGAAGGTGCTTTTGAGCGCCAATCAGACAAAGAAGCTCAAGTCGTTGCGCAACTTGTTAAAAACTTCCGACCATTGAAGTGTCGCATAGTCAATGACTTGGACACTTATTTTGACAGAGAATTTTACCGCCAATTAGAACAGGTGGACCGCACATCTGTGCCAGGTTATTGTCAAATGAGTGTTTTTGGGTCGACTAATGCTGACGTCCTTGGTTGGAATGGACTCGAATATGATCCAGTCCGAGTTGAATATTTGTACACGCTAGTCAAGAAGAGGCTTATCCTCCTCTCTAAGGGAACTGTTGAAAGAGACGACATCAAAGTCTTCATTAAGCAGGAACCACACAAGAGGGGGAAGATTGAGAAGGGGCTTTACCGCCTTATCTCGGCTGTTAGTTTGGTAGACACCATGGTGGACAGAATATTGTTTAGTTGGGCGATGGACGGTGTCCTGAAAAGACCGTTGGCTACACCTACAGCAATAGGATGGACACCTTTGCAGGGTGGATATCGGCTGCTTAAGCAAATTCTTGACAATCAACTTGGCCCTAGTGGCAAGGTTGTTTGCGTAGACAAATCGGCTTGGGATTGGACTGTTCAAGGATGGCTAGTTGACGTTTGGAAAGCTGTTTTGAAGGGGTTATGTACAGCTCCGGATTGGTGGAGGGTTGCCGTGGACACTAGGTTCGATGCGCTATTTGAGCAAGCTGTTTTTAGGTTTGAGGATGGCTCTAGGGTCTCCCAGAGAGCTAGGGGCATTATGAAGTCGGGATGTTATTTAACCTTGTTGTTAAATGGCATGGGCCAAAGTGCTTTGCACTATCTAATAAACGCCTATGAGGGCGTTGATTTGGATCAGAACCAGCCAATCACGATGGGTGACGACACAGTCCAGCCATGGTTTGATTGGTTTGACAGGTATCTTGACTTTATGCGTTCCCTTGGCCCTATGATAAAAGGGACCCCTGAGCCAACAGATCACATTGAGTTTTGCGGTTTTTATATCGCAAATGGGGTCACTTGGCCCGCTTATTGGAAAAAACACTTGTTCAGGCTCAAGCATTTGGATGAGGCTACAGCAGCTGAAACCTTGGAAGCTTATCAGTTTCTTTATGCTTTTGAGCCAGCGATGTTGAATGTGGTCCGCGAAGAAATGTGGCGTCGTTGCCCGGAGAGGATATTGGACGTTGCCGTCTTACGGTCGTTCGTTGATGGGGTCGTAAAAGTCGATAGGACAGATGCCATTTCCAGCGAGGCGGCCGTGAGTAGGAGCGGCTAGTTCTTTCCGGTATTAGGGAGAAAGGGTGGGATAAGGAGTTGCGTTATATGTCTTGGCATGTAGGCTGG